GTTAACTCCAACTCGTTAGGACTGAGACTTGCAGGGAGCAAGTCAAGAGATCGCCTGTTGCGGCAGACATAACGCTAGGCGCGCTTACATCTCCCACATTATAGACGATAGAGGATGCTGCTAGTTTGTTAAACACTCCAACTAGCATTTCCTCAATTCCATTAAGGTTGCCTTCATTGTCAAGCAAAGGCACAAAGATATTGATATTAAAATTAGCAAGCGGAGCGATTGTGTTGTAACTGTTGTTATTAGGCGTTACATAAGGATCAGAAGGGCTGACAACTACGCTGTTGGCAATGGGAGTCGCCGGTGGAAAACTAAAGACTGACCAGAGAGTGTTATCGACTAAAGCCGCCGCTATGGTTGCCCGGAGTGTTGAGATCGCAGCCGTCATGGTTAGCCAACCATGCTGCGCGGATCGAGGTAAGGTGCAAGCAAGCCGCGTACGCGAGCCAGCAAAGTGTTAGACATTGTGAATGGGCTAGGCGAGAAGCCGTCAACTGACATTCCCTGACCGCTTGGCGCTTGGCGTGCTTGCCAAATAGCGATAGATAGCATTAACGATGCTTCTTGAATTGCAGGAACTGTTGAGTAATCTGTATAAGTAGTAGCAGCAACAGAACCATAAGGGTTAATTGGGTGATAAGTTTTAACCACATTAGCGCCGTGAGTCGTTGTTATGTCAATGCTTTTTTCACCTACGCCGTTAACGGTTTTGCTTCCGTTAAAATTACTACCGCAACCAGCAACAGTAACTTGCTGACCTACATAAAATACATCTTGAACATAATCATTAAAGTAAAGAACGCCGGCTGTGCCGTTGTTGCTGTGCGCTATTGCTGGAGTCGAGTTAGCCCATAGAAAAGGGATCAACACATTGTCTGCTGCATCGCATACTGACTGCAAAGTGGCATCTGCGTAGAGTGTGCCAACGCCAAGCGCGCTGCGTAACTCTGCAACTGTTGTGTAAGACATTTGATCTCCTTTCTAAAGACTGGAGGGGTAAAAGGGCATTACCCCTCCAGCGACTTAGTTTGCTGCGATTAAGCAGTCATATTGAAGCGGCGTACGCCCTTGCCAGATTTGCCGACATAAATTGCAAGATAACCATAAAGTGCAATTTCCAACTCGCCTGTTGTCAAGATGTTAAGGCGAAGTTGTGTCTGTGGGCTTTCCCAGCAATACACAGAACCAGGAGCAACGAGGAATGCTGACTCGTCAATTACTCCTGATGTTGTGATGTTGTGATCCACGATGAGATCAGTTCCGAGAATGTTTCCACGAACGCTTGAAGCAACTGCTGTTCCTGATGCGTTCTGTGTTGCGCCCTGTGCTGAGTAGAGTGCGCGACCAGTTGTGTCTGCATAACCTGTAATGGCTGCCCATTGGTCAGTTGATGCGATCAACTTGTTAGCGAAGTCTCCGCCAGTTCCCTTGTAGGCCTTTGCGCCTTCAACAGAGATGAATGACTGTAGACCTGCTGCTGTTGTTGCAACTGATGTTGCCTGAGTTCCGTCTGCTGTGAATGCAGCGATAAGTGCCTTATCTGTTGCTGCTTCGTAGGCTTTACGGAGTTCTGCCATAAGCAGTTCCATGAACGCAGGAGATGACCTGTCTATTAATTCCCAAGATACTCGATTGAGTCCGGCGAACTTGTTAATCGATACTGTGTCATAGGCTGAAGTCATGCCTGTATCAGTAACAGATGCACCTTCGTTAACATCTGCAACTGCTGGTGCTGTGTCTGCTGATGATGCCTGTGTGTAAAGACGAGGAACTGTAAAGGACATCCCTGACTCTACAAGTGGCGCACGAGTTACTGCATCGAATGACGGACGACCTGAGAAGGTGTCTGTAATGAATGAGTTTAGGTGAAGTGGAAGTGTCAAACCTGTGTTAGTTGATGTTGAGTCATCTGCTGCACGAACTGTGCGGCGTGCTTCGTCATCGCCTAGAGCAGACTTGATAGATGCTTCTAGATATTGTGCTGATGAGATTGGTGCAATGCGCTCTTTTGCATAAGCCATTGCTGGAACAGTTGCGCGTGCGGCTTCAACAGCCGTTGCCTCAACTTCTGGTGCTGCTACGGTGTCTGGAGTATTTTCCACGACCGCCTCGCTTTCTGGTTGTGTGTTTGGTTCAGCAGGGGTTTCTACTTCCTCTGCTGCGATCTCAAGAACCTGAGCAGACTTGAAAGCCGGTTCAGTTACTAGAGAAACTTCTTTTAACTTCGCTGCTGTGACAACTGTGTGTCCAGCGCGAGACGGTGCTGATGCGATGATCTCTGCACCTACTGAAAGACCGCTAACGAGTCCTTCTTGCGCCATAACGAGTGCATCGTTGCCACCTGTTGAGCGACTTAGTTTGAAAGTTGCGTAGATGCCGTCTGGTCGAACTGTTGCAGTAACCATGCGGCCGATAGGCTTCTTAACATCGTGCTGTGATAGCAACTTAATCTTAGAAGGGTCATCTATCTCGATGCTTCCTGCTTCAAAGACTACGCCGCCAAGATTAGTGTTACCGATTTCGCCTGAACCCATTGGCACGATTTTGCCTGAGATTTCGCGGCGTTCCTCGCTGCATTCAATAGATGCTGCTTCGATGTATAAGGTTTCCATTAACTTATGCCTTCGCTTCCGTTAGGAGTTAAATCCGTCATTTCCATAGCCTGTTCAGTTGTAATAAGTCCGAGAGTTAACAACTTCTCAAGTACTTGAAGTTCAACTAACGGATCGTTCTTTAGGAATGTATCAAAGACAGCAAAGCGAACTTCGTGTCCAGAAGTCGAAATATCGTCCATTGAAAGACGAGCCTGTATCGCCTGTACATAGGGTTCGATTGATAGCGCGTAAAATTGCTTGCGTTCGTCTTGGACATTCGCATAAGTCATTGTTGTGTTCTGATCAGCACTTAGATAGTAAGCCGGCACATTCATAGCGCGAGCAATTTCAGTTGATAGGTTCTGAATAGCCTCGTTATACATCATGTCTTTAGGTGAGAACTGTGTAGATTGGAACTCAAGAGTAGAAGTTAAATAGGCAGTCGAGTTATTTTGGCGGCTGCGCTTCCATGCAGCAAGAAGTCCAGAGACTTCAGACGGCGGCAAGTCTGCACCAGAGTTCTTTAATATGCCTGAACTCATCGGAGTTGCAGCAGAGATAGATGCGGCTCTGTTGATGTCGATCGCGGCTTGAATAGTTCGACCAGCGCGTTCTAACACGCCTTCATCTAATCCTTGAATAGTTACAATATCGTTCATGCTTATAGGTGCAATATCGACATAATACTGAGTGATCATTATGCCTTCAAGATCCGTTGTGTAAGTAACGCGAGAATTAGCGATCCACTCAAAGGCTGAAGGGCGGCCGTCCTCGGCGTAGCGTTCTGTTACACGAAGGTAAGCAACTCCGTAAAATAGTAAAGAGTCAACGATCCAGTTAATTGTTACGAACGAAGGCTGGTTCTTTGATAGTTGGTTAATCCAACGAGGCGGCGCGATAACTTCGCCGGTGCGCTTGTTGTAATACTCAAGTGGGATCGATGCGACAGTTCCGCAGATCAAGTTACGCGCTCTGGCAACAGAAGGAACGGACATTGCATCTTTGCGCGAAGTGCGAAGTGTAAGGCTGCTATAAAGTGAAGGTAAGTTTTCGCCCATTACCTGTGGCGCTGCTTGCGCTTCGACGATTAGCGGCTTGCGCGAAAATATACCCATAGCGGTCAATTATACACTACATGTAGGTCATTCGATGTAAATAGCCGCTACCTGTTGTGGTTTCATTAACATTGACACAACCATTGCCAAAGCAATTGGCGCACTTATATCGCCGGCAGATTTACGCTTTACGATACGCCAAGCCGAGTCATTAACTTTAGCCGCGCAGTTGTTCATCTGCTGAATTAAGTTGGCTTGGCCATTGTGAACGACTGTGTGCGCTACAAGTCCATTGAGTAAGTCTCCGCAAGCCTGATAGAACTGCTGGCCAGAGATGTCTTGAGTTATGCAGCCAGCATTACTCAATCGCTCAGCGATCGAGGCTGTTGCGTATTTATCAAAACATATCTGGCGCGGACGATACTGATCAGCCCAGCCCTTAATGTCGGCAGCAATCTTTAGATCATCGACCGAGACTGCTGACTCCCAAGTCTGCAAGATGCCAACTCCTATGCGGCCATCGGGGAGTAATTGACCGGCAACTAGCGAGGCATTGCGTCTAGATGGTGATACATCAAAGCCAAAGACTGTGTAACCGCCAACTGGTATCTGCAAAGACGCATCGCTAGTCTCCTCAAGAATGCCATGCGGCCAAGGTGAACTTAGGGAGTCAATCCATTGGCAAAGCAATTCTGTTCGCGTATTTTCTATTGGAGAAGTTGCTACTGACTCCTCTAGCGTCTCTTTAGTTACAAGATAGCCCAAAGCAGGGTTAGCAAGCGCCCAAGCCTTAGGATCATCGATCTTGCAGTATTGCGGCGCTGAGTATTCGTAGAAGCCAAAGGACTTAGGCGGATTATCTAGTGCGCGTTCTCTAAGTTGGTTAAGTACAACGCTAAAGGCATCGCCAGCGTTAGAAGTTAAGAATGTGTGAGCATTAGGTCTAGCGCGAGTTACCGGCATCGCTGCTCGGTATCCATCCTCTGACCATTCGCGGATTTCATCGAGGAACAACGCATCTGCTGATCGACCGCGAGCGCCGTCTCTAGTTGCTGCCACTACATCGAGTCTGCGAGCGGCTTCTACAGCCGCGGCTTCTACCGGTGTTGCTTCGACTGGAGTGGTTTCGTCCACGACTGTCTCGCTTTCTGTGTTGGGTTTAGTTTCCTCAGCAGGGATAATTTCCTCTGCT